GAATTCGATAGCTAATGTTGCAGCTTGTTGTCTTATTCTGTCCATGCGTTCTTGATTTGCTGCTTTTTTTGCGTTCATAAAATCTGAAAAACTATTGAAACCCATAGCCAAACCCGCTCCTATAGATGCTGGTTGACCGCTTTGCATTTGTGCAGTCAAACCTTTGGACAAAGAAGTTGCAAAATCATAAATACTTGCGTTTACAGGAGCACTGTTAAATGGTTTTAGCATTTCAGCATACTTTGCATAAGCTGTCGAAAAATCTGGAACAAGTTTTGATTTGTTTTTTTCTAAAAAATCAAAAGCTTTTTCTAGCTCAGACATGGTTTGATCTGTCTGCATAGTGTTCATGTTCAAAACGCCATCTGTTTTAGTTGCAGAGGGAGTGGCGTCTTCATTTATTTGCGGAGTATTTGTAAAATCAAGTCGGCTCGAATCTTTAATTTTTCTGTTAACGGAACTACTACCCGCAAGAGGATTGCCATAAACTATCACCTGTTCTACATCCAGCGGTTCAACCAAGGTTGCATCTCCTCCGTTTTGAAATACATCTATTTGTTCTGGCAGTTGTGCTCTAGTTATAGCCATTAATTAAAATCCTTGAAATTGATTTGGTTGAAATTGATTTGGTTGACCTTGATTTGGTTGACCTTGATTAAAGAAATTCCCAAACGCACCAAAAGCACCTAAGCCTGTCGATAAACCTGCTTGCAATGGACTAGGTGGTGGAGCAAAAGTAGTTTGCGTTTGAAATTGGCCTTGTGGTGCCATGGCTACAAATGGTCGTAAAGCTGAGAACTGAGCCAATGGCGCTTGTTGTGCCGTCAATAAGTTACGACGCTGTGCATCTAATTGTTGTTGTGCTAATTGTTGTTGGCTCAAGCCTATGTTCGACAACATACCAATATCACCAAGTCTTGCACCTGCGGTTTGTGTACCAAGCCCAGTCAACGCCGAAGCCAAACCAAATTGACCTGCTTGTCTTGCAGCTCCGATGCCAGCTAAACCACTAGCAAGATTACGACGAGCAGCTTGTTGTCTTGCAAACTCACTCAAGCCTGTACTTTGTGCTTGTTCAAAACCTCTGGATCTAATACTACCGATTGCTTCTGCCAAGCCTCTACCGAGCGCTCTAGTACGTTCAGCTGCACCTAATTTTCCTCTACTGCCAAAAGCACTAGCACCGCCTCGGATAATATCTTCGGCTCTTTGCCCTATGTCGCTCTTAGCAAACTGCTCTATTAAATCTTGTGAAGTACGATCCACCACAGCTTGTTCAAAAGGATTCATAAATCTTTGCGTCATGCTAGGATCGTAAGCACCTGTTGTGGTTCTCAAAATGTCAGCTTGCTCTGTCAAGCCACGGTCTAAATCAGCTATACCAGTTTGATAAGCTGCTCGTGCTTGTTGTAAAAAAGGGTCTTGAGCACCTACTCCTTGTCTTGCTAATTCTTGCGCTCTTAATTGGTCAGCAGAAAAACCTGCCACTTCTTCTGGAACTACTCTAGCTTTGCCTTCTTCGTCAAAAAAAGTTTTTTCGGCTGCCCGAAAGGCACCTGGAATAAAACCACCTTTACCATCCAAACCGAACAGAAGTTGTCGGGTTATTGGGTCCATGCCAGTTTCAGTTCTGACTATGTTAGCTGCAAAAGGATCACCACCTAGTTGCATGGGCACTGCATCAACCTCGCCACCCTCAGCAAAAAAAATTGGTCTTCTGCCAAACAAACCACCTAAACCTCCAAATCTAGCGTAAGGATTAAAAACTGGAGTGCGTCTAGGTAAAAAAATACTGCCTAGTCCACCTAAACCACCCATCATAGGGTTACGCATGACTGGTTGTGTCATTGGCATCATCCTTTGTCTTATAAAAGGAGACATTAATGAAAAAACACCTCCACCAAAATTTTGTGGTCGTCTCATTTGAGCTCTGGGCATGGCTCTTGATTTTTGTCTATTTAACAATATGCCTAATGGTGATTGATTTCCTAAGGGTCTTAAAATACTGCCGATACCTCTGAACAATCTTTTGAACATTACACAGCTCCTTGACTTTCAAACAAACTCATCATGTCGTACATCAAATTAGTACCTTTATCTCTATCTTCTGTGCCACTTGGCGTCAAAGTTATGATGCCACCATCATTTTGCATATCAAAAGCTCCAGCACCTCGAACTGCTCGGCCTGTCATCACAAACTCACCATCGCTTAACATAGCAGGTATGTCATCACTGGTCTCAGTACCGGGACCATCTATTTCACCATTCATTCTTTGAAAATCCTCCATAGCGACACCACCGCCCTCAGCATAAGCCATTGGCATGACTGCTCCGCCTTGTGCCATGCCACCACTAAGTGTTGGTATGGTGCCAGCTGGTAATAAACCAAACTCAACTGGGTTCGGTGCAGGCTGTCCCATGCGACGAGCTATCTCTGCTTCTATATCGTAACGACCTGCGGCGTCCATGGTTGTTAGCGGTACCAAAGGCACACCTTTGGCGTCTCTCGCTTCATCAAAAGCTAACTTACCTAACTTGTAAGCACCCAAACCAATCAAACCTGTTTTTGCTAAATTACCCAAACCGCCTGCCAAACCGCCCTCGCCACCAAATCCACCGCCAGTCAAACCACCTAAAAATCTGCTAAAAGCTCCAGGTTGTTGTGCAGAGCCAGAAACTGTACCGCCACCGATTTGTGCTGGATTAAATATACCGCTACCCTCTAAATAACCACCCGTAAGCGGATCAAATCTTCTGCCTGTGAGTAAACTTGTAATACCAGGGTTATTTGTTTTTAAGACGTCGCCAACTTTACTAAAGAAACCGTCGCCTGTGGCTGAACCATAACCTATGGTTTTCATACTAGGATCTATTAGACCCGTTTTTGTACCAATAAAGCCACCAAGGGAGCCTAACCCTGCGCCAAACAATCCACCTTTCAAAGCGTCGCCCAAGTCACCGCCAGTAGCGATTGCTGTACCAACTCCACCTGCAGCGCCTTTCAAAGCCGCTGAGGCAATAGGTCCCAAACCGGGAATAAAACTTGCAGCTATTGGTAAAGCAACAGGTGCTACTTTTTTTACTACTTTTTTTACACCTTTGAATACTTTTTTGAAGAAACCAAACTCCTCCAAACCAGTTACAGCGTTAAGTGAAGCTATACCAGAACCGACAATAGCTCTTTCGGGGTTAATGCCAAACTCTCTAAACTTTCTTTCAACTATGCCTTCAAACTCTTCGTCTTCAAAAAACTCCTCTGGCAAAACTACTTCATTGGGTTTGGCATGTATTAATTGGATATCCTCTCCTGTGCCTTCACCTGCTAGTTCTGCTGCTAAATCACCGAGTGGTGCGTTAACTCTAGCCATACTGGTTTCAATCATGCGACTCAACACTTTAGCTTCATCTGGATCGGTCGTTTGCATAAGCTGTCTTTGCATTTCTTCAATTGCTTTTAATATCTCCATTTTTTCTGGAGAGAGCTCTGGAGATGTATTCATCAAGATTTCCATTTCTTTATCAGATATAGCACCCCCTGAGTCTTTTGCAGACTCCATCAAGATTTTCATTTCTTTATTAGATATAGCGCCCCCAGAGTCTATTGCAGACTCCATCATCCTTCTTTGTGCTTGTTCCCTAAGAGGATTCACCGCAGAACCCATATCAAAATCAGGCAAACTACGAGGCTTAGGCATAGACGAGGGCATAGGTACTGATGGTATTGCGTTAGGTCTAGGCTTAGGCGTAGGCATAGGCATAGGTACTGACCTTGGAAATACTGATCCTTCTGACGGTATTAGTTCTAAATCTCTAGGTCTATAAATACCCTCAGCTCTATCCTCAATACCATTTTGATTGACGTCTCTAAACTCTAAAGTCTGATTTAATCTAGGCCTCATGTTTGAAGGGATAGGTGTGCCGTCTAAAAATCTATCTAGCTCCTTATTAGACATAGCACCTTTGAATTTACTAAGCATATTCATAGTCATATCTGGCGCAGACGGTTGTAAAGGCAAAGCTCTCGCTTTCCTTATTAAATTTATCATGTCATCTGCTTCTGCCATCTTTAACCTATCGTTACGCTGACACTACCTAAACTCATTGTAGCAGATAATCCGCTAGGATAAGTTTGATGTTCATACAAATTACGAAACTTAGTTCCATCAAATGCTTGGTGAACACTGGTAGTTGAATTAAATATAATTGAGCCCGTAGCGAATTGCAATTCATCTAAGTCGGTATTTGTATAATGACGCACTGAATCTGGGTCAAAAGCCGATAAATTTATCTCTAAAACTCTAACCAAACGGTTAAAAGTTTCTATTGGAACAGTATCGCCTTGTGCTAACGGTAGTCTTGTTTCTAATAATTTACCCATCAGCGACGCCCTGACTGTTCAACGTCTATTCTTGTATCGCCTAAACGCCACTTATAATCTTTACGGTTAGCTTCGGTATTATCGTCATCAGATTCAACACGCAAAACAATTTGTCTGCTCCTAGTTCTTAAACTCGTAAAAGTTGTGCTTTCAGTAATTTGATTTGTGGAATCAGTCGTTAAATCTTGATTATTGAAGTTCCTACGTTTGATAACCATGTTGATTGCTGGGGTTGGGCTTGTTCCTAGAGTTTTGTCAAATCTTAAATCTGGTATAAGTTTTTTTAAGAAAGCAAAATTTTCACCATCAGCTAAATCAAGATCAGCAGACTCTACAAACACTCCATCCATAGAATTAGTGTCATCATTAGCTCCAGTCTCATGTTGTAACAGATAATTTACACTAGCTAATTTAGCTGTCGCTAACGGTTTATCTTCAATCCCAGTATCTAACCAAGCATATCGTACCAAAGACCCAATAGACCAAGAACCTTCTTCATAGTTATAGATGACATATCTTGATATTTCACCAGTTGCATCTTCTAAGGATGGATAAAAAAACCAAACTTCTGAAAACTCACTATTCAAGGTCGCAAAACATTTAAAGGCTTGGCTTAAATCAAGATCTGAAAATACATAATCTTGAACTGTGCACGCTAATTTTTGCACAGCACCGTTGTAAAAATAAAAAGCACTTTTACTCATAAAAAAAACACCAGTCGGTGCGTTGATAGCTCCTTTTGGACTTATCAAGCCAGCTCCCTCATTAATTAGATTTACTGCAAAGGTGAGAGGTGGACCGATAAAGGTCATGCTGTAAAGAGAAGTATCAGTCCATATCAATATCTCTTGTCTGGATTTCAAACCTCCAATTATCAGAGAACCACTAGATAATCTTACTGAACCAGCTGTGTTGGTCGCCAAAGGCTCAAACTGTAATTCATTTTCTTGGTCGCTAAAAGCAACTAACATAGGATCTACTGCTCCAGTCCTAGAACCGTTACTTATTGGGTCTGCGCCTAAAACTATTAAATGCCTATCCGTTTCTGAGGTTATTACTTGAAGACCAACTGTAGGTACTTTATTGGCTCCACTTACCCCAGATAACTCTGTAGCTCTGACTGATAAGCCATTGTCCTCGACCCACCTAAAAATGCCACCACCTCTAGGATTTATTATCAGGTTTTCTCCAAAATTATCGTGTGTCCAAAGTCGAAGTTGTCCAGAGGCACTAATCGCACTACTACTACCCCAAGTGCCAAAACCCCAAGTGCCAGCTCCCCAACCCGTTGACGACACATAAGAGTCCAAACCAGAATTAATTTGATAGACGCCATCTACTCCAGAACCGCCATTACCAGAATCACTAGAATTGGCAGTAGCCGATGCTGTGAAAGTATAAGTGTTAGCTGATGGCACCGCAGTTATTTGATGTTCTTGGTTCAACACAGAAGCAGTTATGTTGCCACCTAATGACACAGCACCACTGATTGTCACAAAATCACCAACTACAGCACCATGACTCGAATCGGTTGCAGTGATAGTTGCAGAACCATCAGTGGCTGCAAAGGTTATACTATTAGTAGAGGTTTTTCTTTCTGGCGTGACATCGTTAAATGTGCCACCAGACTCAATATAATATTTATTGGTAGTGCCTAAACCTAAAAATCTTTCGCTGCTGAGCGAAGTCCAACTATGTAGAGCTCTTGCTGTGCCTATGTAAGAATTAGCTGTGGCTTTTTCCCAACCACCAATTTTTTCTACTCGGCCACGTCTGAATCGTACTTTATCGCCGTCAACCCAACCCCCTTCATTTGAGTAATCAGTTTCTTCTTTATTGATTCCTGGTTTAAATGAAAATTTGGTTAACGACATATTTGTTCACCAAAATAAATTTTAAGCTAATCTGATTATTGCACCTGTCGCTGTTGGACTCGGAAACACCACTGTGAAATCTCCAGCAGTTGAAGTTTTGTCACCTCCAAAATCTATTGCACAAATAGCTTTGTTAGAATTAGTTGTGTTGTAAAGCAAACAACCTCTTGCTGTTACAGTAGCTGTGCTAAAAGTTAAATCAGCAAAATCTACAATGGCAGTTGTCCCAGAAGTGCTTGGCGTGACGTTTGTCAAAGCACTGCCACCAGAAGAATAGTTAGTTCCAGTAGCTTGTCCAGTGGTAACAAATGCAGTCGTGCCAGCTCCCAAAGTAGCTGAACTGGTATACAAAGCTAATTTGATGCTGTCTGCACCATTGGTTAAATTGTGTCCTTCGACAAGTATTTCTTGCTTAAAACTCGTACAAATTGCTGAGGTTATGGCCATAATTAAAGCTCCTTTATTATTTTAGCCATGTCTTCATGGCCTTGTTGCCTTAATAAATTCACATAAGTCACATTTTTAGAATTTATTGCGTTTTTAATACTATGTAATATAACAGAGTATACTTGTTTTTGAAAAGCCAAAGCTTGTTGTTTTACATGCTCTGGAGCATCCATAGATATATCACATATTTTTTTTGTAGCTTGTGCAGCCCAAAACTCTGGATCATGCCCTTTGTTTTGTGAAGTGTGTACAGCCACACTACCTAACTCAATAAAACTGTCGCTCATCCTTTGTACGGTTCTGGCGGAGCTACATCTTCGTTAATTTTCAAACCTAGTTTCTCCAATTTATCGTTAATTTCATCGTAGGTACCTATTATAAACTCTCCCTCGTGTGGTATGGCAACTAAAGGTTTTGACAGTCTATGATAACCATACAGACGCTCTGGTGCAGGCACATTGCAATCTAATATAGTAGATCTGTTGCTGATACCAACCAAGATGTCATTTTCCATAAGTTTAGAAATCCAAAACTCAACACAAGCACGACCAGCTTCGGCAAAGTGCATGTTTTCTTTGTAAGAAAAGTCAATGCCATACAAATCGACCGCAGCTACTTTGTTATACATAGCGAAAGCTAGAGTGTAGGCCACGGTATTATTTAGATAGGCACATTTACAGTAATTACAAACTTCTTCTAAAGGATATAAAACTGCTTTAGGGACTCTGAAATCGAGTTCACAAGTGTAAATAGGTATTTCAGCGTTTTCTAAAACATATTGCATGGCTTTAGTTTGTCTGCCAGCATCTTCGGTATCTAAAAACCTACTTGCTGGGTCCATCATAAATAAACGGTCACAATGATAAGTTAAAGCTGCTGAGTTTATACACCAAACCTCATCCCATTCCCGACCGTTTTGACTACCAATAGCATAATCTACTTGTGATATGCCCAAACCAATTATGGCAACTCTTTTGCCCTCTAGGTTAGGTATGGGTTCCATTATGTTACGCCAGTGCGTAACTGATCGTATCGGTATTCGTCACGAGTACCACGACCTTCGGATATATTTTTCATCCTGCTCACTGCCTCCTTGAATCTAGCTTCAAACTGAGCAATGACATCTGTGGGTTCTTTTAAAAAAATCGCACTTTCAACCAAAGTTCCATACAACAAAGCGTCAGGATAATCTGTGGATAAAAATGTGGTTCCGCTGTCACTACCACTTGTTAAAGAAGCGGGTTTATGTAAGTAATGTAATTCAACCTCATAGTTTGTATCTGGTATTGGCGAAAGCTCAAAAGAGGTTTCATCAAATAAAGAGTAATATTTAGGTTGTCCTGTTGTTGTGCCAGGTGAATATTCTTTAATAAATGAGGGGTGCTTGAAATCTAAGTAATCATAGGTGTTACTAGAGATAATTGCTAAACTAAAAGGCGCATAGAAATCACTTGGTGTAGCTAAAAACCTATTGGAAGCAGTAAGAGTCCCAGAAACATTTTTTCTTTGATCTGGAAGTTGCACCATGCTAAATATTCTATCTTCTGATTCTCTTATGAAAGTTGGCAGCTGATTAGTAAAAGTCGTCTCACTAACTTGTAAATAGTCTTGCACTGCTGTTTTAAGTGTAGCTAAGGTAAAACTCATGTTGTTGTTATTGTTACAGATCCTAAATCAGCACTTACACTAAATGTAGTAAGCACAGAACCTAATTTACCATCACCTATATTACTATAGACCAAAAATGCTGTGTTATCGTCTTTTGTATCTACTCTTGCGTCTTTTATTGCTTGGGCATCAACCACGGCTGGTTTAGGCATAAGCTGTGGGTGTTTAGAGTTCCATTGATCTGGACCCACTAGCAAACCGTCCCAAGTTTTTTTCATATCTTTTAACTTGTAACGAAACCCAGTAATGTCACAGATTCCGTAAGCGTTTTTGTTAGATGCAAAAGCCATTAGATATTATTGTAACTCCTTAAATCTGGTGAAATTTTATAAGATGCTCGATCTTCGTCTTGTGAAAGTGCTCTATTAAACTCTTCGTCATAAATAACTTTCAGCTGAGCAGTTAATTGTGGATTTCTTTTCATAGATAAGTAATAAGCTAAACCAGCAGTAAGACAAGGGTAGAATCTGAAGGGTATTTCTAAGGTGTTAGTAGCTGCATCAGCATCGTCCATTCTCGTTAAAACATTCATAAACACTGTATAAGTGCTAGATACGTCTGGTGTAGGCCAGACTGTAATAGTAGGTGTCAGTTGTTTGTTGATAAAAAATTGATTTGGTTTCCCAGTGCTGGTCTTGGTAGTGATGTGTGAATACTCGGCTCGGCTTAATCTAGTCATTGGTATGTCGGTAGTGTCGCTACCTTCGGTTTCTCTAATAAATACATCTAAGACATCTATCGGAGCTGTCGCATTAGTGCTATCAATGTTGTAAGTAGCGGTGTCTTTGACCATGGCAACTGATTTTTGTGCAATAGTCCATTGATTCAAGCCTCTATTTGCCCACTCTGCAAGCATTATATTCAAACTTCTAGTTGCACTTTTTAAATCATAACCTGTGCGTAACTCTATACCACAACGCTCAAACGCTTCTTCAATATATTCTGCTACATCTGGTTCGAAATTTTTACTACTGCTCGTCGCCATCTTTTTCCTCTTGAGCATATAGATTGTTGAAAGTTATTTCTGGGTCCATATAGCTCTCATGTTGTTCTGCTGAGTGAGTCCATTGCGAAGGCATAAAGTCAGGTGCGCCTTCGCCAACTCGCCACAATGCAGGATTTGTAGCTCTAACTCTATTGTTAGGTAAAGCGACAAAATTACCTGTGTACTCGCCAGCGTCAGTTAAATATAACACATGTGATTGTTTATGTTGAGCAGGATCGTCAGCGATAGAGTGTTCAGTGTAATCTACCGTAAACAAATATTTGCCTGTATAAAACTCACCACCAATTTTACAAATCCAAGGGGAGCTGCTCACTCTATCCATGGTTATAACCGAATGATGATGGCTCAAGCAATCCCAAGGTTGAGCTAAATGATCCTCCATGGGCTCTGGCCAGTCAGTCAAAGGAATATCAGCTATAAGAGCTTGTATGGGCATCCTAGCCCACATAGCACCACCGTGGATGTTTTCATCTGGATAATCTTCAAAATCCGTTTCGCAACCAGTAAAAACCACTTGGAAGGATAGTGATCTATCTGGCAAAGTATTTACTGCAAAAACCAAAGCGTGTAAGTATTCGCCATGATACTTTTCGTGATTAGCCGTGAACTCTTTTCTAACCCAACACTTAAATTGAGGTATGTTTGATATTAAATATGCCACAATATTTAAAATTCTAATTAATTATTTACCGTACAGTCCACGTCCACCTTTAGCTTTGTATTTAGTGCCTTTCATAGCACCACCCTTAGCCATGCCTTTTGCTTTTTTTAGCATAGGTGATTGAGCTTGTACTCTAGTTCCTTGACCCATCAAAGCAGACATAACCGATTTAGGCATGTTACTCATACCAGGATTAGCTTTCATTTCTGCTCTAGCTGCGCCACCCATAGCCATATATTTAGTGCCTTTCATAGCGCCACCTCTAGCCATGCCTTTGGTTCTTTTCATAGCGCCACCTTTAGCCATGCCTTTGGTACCTTTCATAGCACCTCCTCGTGCCATACCTTTTGTACCCTTCATAGCACCGCCTTTAGCCATGCCTTTCGTGCCCTTCATAGCGCCACCTTTTGCCATATATTTACGACCTTTCATAATTAACTCCTTCCGTATAAACCCATGTTAGGTTTGGTTTTAATAATACCACCTTTTGCTGCAAAAGTTTTAACATTCGTTGGCTTTCCACCAACTCCTTGTTTTTTCGCTCTTTTTCTTTTCACAGCAGAAGTTATTTGCCCTTTCGTCATGCTTTTAGCTTGAGATCTAGGAACGCATTTGGGATATTTTCTTTTTGAGCCTTTAGCGGATTTACGTCCGCAAGCTTGAAACTTACCGTCTTTTTTTGGCGCACCTATGTCTACCCAATCTCCTTTAGGACCTTTACCAAACCAAGTTTTTAACGACATTAAGCTTTCCTCTGATTTCTAATACTTTCTTTACCTTGCTTGAAAATATTAGCTATTCTGTTTTTTCCCATAACTTTAGCTCTTTGTTCGCCTACCGTTAGTATTTGTATTTTGCGAGCAAAAGGTTTTCTTATTCTTTTTACTTTAGCAACTGTGTTTCTTGCGTCTGTCATTGTTGCAAATTTTATACTCACAGTATCTTTAGGGTTTTCGTCAGTATATAAACGACGACCACTACCTTTTGGTTTTTTTCCTGTGCCTACTTTTGGGTCTCTTTTTTTCTTCATTTTTTTTTGTATTTAGCAGACTTTCTTTTTGTACCGTCTGCTCTTTTAATCAAGCCTCTAGCCTTGGCACTAGCTTTTTCACTGAAACCTAGTTTTTTACCAGCTTTAAGTTTTTTCTTTATGGTGCTTACTTTTGCTACCATTAAGACCTAGGCACCTTAGTCATTTTTTGTTTAGCAGGCATGATAGCGCCACAACCACGAGCTTGTACCATTACCGCACCGCCACTTTTCATAAAACCCATTTTGTTTCTTACTTTAGCAGGCAGTTTTTTTAGACCTTTATTGCCTGCTGGTATTGGTTTCAAATCTTTTTTAACTTCTCCACCTTCGGCTTTCTTTTTGCCTTTGTATTTACCGCCCATACGTTTGTATTCTTGCACCATGTAACCAGAGGCATAAGCACTTGGAAACACGTCAAATTTAGCTTTTGCTTTAGCTTTTGCTTTTCGATACAAAGCTGGGTTTGCTACATTAGAAGGGACACTACCACCTTTTTTCATTTTTATTGATTTCAAAGTTTTAGCTTGACTAGCATGTGTCTTACTAGCTTTTTCTAACCCTTTAATAACTTTATTCATTTTTTGTTTAGCCATAATCTTTACCAATTTTTACAAGACCAATAAGAAGCCGCAAAAACATCTTTCTTTTTTTCAACAGCGTCACAACCGTGTCGAGCTCGAAACGATTTACGTCTTTTTGGTTGGTCTTTTTTTATAGATAAGTTTGGATCGCCATATCTGACAATTTTAACTTGGTCGCCTTTTTTTGCTAACACCGCAAATTTTTTATTTTTGCCTGGTGTTCTTTTTTGCTTGTTGTAACCCGGAAAGGTCTCCCCACGGTAAGACAGTCTACCGCTAGGGAGTCTTTTCACGTCACTTGTATCAGCCATTAATAGTTTTTCGTTAAAACTAATATGATGGAGTAAGCATCACCGTTACTGTGGCCTACTGTTGTAAAATCTAAATCACCTGTTACACCAGAACCAGCGTTGTTAGGTATGCCTGTAAATAAGTCATAATATTCATCGCCAGTGCTATCAGCAGGTAGAGGGATAGCTAAGACATTGGTCGTAGCATCAAATTCAATGTCTACGCCCATGCCTCTGCATGCCCAATATATTCTTGATATAGATACGCCTGTGCAAGCTTGTCCTTTACTATTCGCAGACAAGGCAGAAACATCTACCTTCTTGACAGAAGCTTCGCCTGTACCGTCGCTTTCATTAGTAAATTTAAGCACTGCAACACGCTCGCCATCCTGTATTGTCTGACTCGTTACTGTATCAGCCATAAGTTGCTCCTTACAGTTCTGTGCTTGCTGTACGTTCTTTGCTTGCGCCTATGTAATCTACAGTCAAAGTTTTTGCAGCAGCAGCACCGTTTTGTATACCAAACGATACAGTCAATTCTTCATCATCTGGTGCGTTTGTGCTTACCACCGTGCCAGCTAAAACATTGTTTTGGAACACATGAAACTTTTGGTCTTTAGGATCGTAAACAAAACCTACAGTCATAAAAGTATCGTCAGCCAAAGCATTAGGCAAATCCAAAGTTGATTGCGTGCTGTCTTTTTCAACAACAAAAGTAACTGTGGTTCCACCGTCAGACTTTAAAAAGAAAATACCGTCTGACACGTCTAGGGGTGTCGTGTCAGTCAGTTGTAAACCAGCAACAATATCAGTTTCAGTGGCATCACTAGTCTTAAAACGCATGTTAAATGCTAACTGTTTGCCAGACTCAAACTTATACCCTTCTTTTACAAGTTGGAAAAAGTCGTGGTCGTTATCTCCAGCTGCGTTGGTGACTAACAGTAAACCGCCATCGCCGTCAGCTAATGCCTCAGTAGCAGATCCTGTACCATCCTCAGTTGTTGTAATTGTCCAATCGGACGCCAAGTAAGTATCAAAATCGTTAAAGTAAGTATGATACTTGTGGGGTGCGGGTGCTTTAAGTTTACCTAAT